GGCAGACCTGATCCTTTGGTATGTTGATTCCTTGTCCAACCATTAACTTATAACCGAGCAGTCCATAAAGGTCTTTTGGATCAGGGTAGATTTCAAGGAACTGAGTTGGTAATACATTCAATTCCACAAATTTGCTCCCAGGAGTACCACCATCATTGCCGTAGATATTGCCTTCACCAGAAAGAATTCTAAACCCAAATAGGTTCTGAAAAAACTGATCTTGAGCCTGCATTGGATTAGGTCTCTCTAATAATTTAGCCAATGGTGAATTGGTAACAATATTTTCCTCATAGGCATTCTTTCTTTCAAGCAATGCCCTTTCGAATGCGCCTTTATTAGCAAGACCTTTGCTTAGTTGCTTGTAACGTTCCAAAGAAGTCTTTGCCCTATCGCCTGGCTTCATNNAACATCGCTATTACCCATATACCCCTCAGTCACATAAGCACCTTGATCGTAGTTCTGTAATACAACTGCATTAATTGGCTGCAATTCTCTTTGCACTGTCGGGTATGGATTCAATCCCTTGTTTCTCTTGAATATATCTAAAATAGCCATATTGTTATATTATTCCCCAAGTGAGCTGGGGTGCGTTTAATTTTGTGTAAATAGCATATCTAAGCGCATCAGATATATGATCATTGAACTTCACAGGCTCATCAAGTTTCTTGCCATTCTTATCGGTTTTCCACTTGTAGTTCTTTATTTCCTTGATGAGATTGGCACTATCATCAGTTATAAACAAAGGTATTGACTTCACCTTTCGAATGCCCTCTTTAACATCCTTGTTGGCACTCTTAGCGTTGAGCCCTGCCCGAGTAAGTTCTTCAATTGTTTTCGGTTCTGCAGCATCACAAAATATTTCATCGTATGGTGAAATGTTGAGAGCCTTGACACGCTCTACCAAATCAGAGGTAGTTAGCTTTGTTTCATACAACATCTCTTGAGCATAGGCACAATTTTCGTGAAATACTACCTTAACCAAAGCAGTAGGTACATTATAACCAAAGTCCAAGCCATACACAGTTTCACCCTCTGGTAATTCCTTGCAAGGCTTCCAATGGGTGTAAATGGTATCGTTCATGTTACCTTTCTGCCCTAACCCATAGATTAACCAGTAATTCTCATCAGCGTCTTTTAGGCGCTCTATTTCTTCGATGAGTTCTTTAGCTAAAAAAGGATTGTCCTTGTAGGTAGTGATATAGAAATCAGCATCATCACGAGTTATTACCTTGTCGAATACCCAATGATATTCATCTGAAGGGTTATAATCCACAACAATCTTACCTTCAGTCCTCATTGTAAGCTGCACCCATGCCTCATAAGACATTTCGGTGCATTCGTTCATAAAAAGGTATGTGCGTTTTCTACCCCTAATTTTGTGAGGCTGATCCACTGAAACAAACTCAACAAGGTTCCCGTTGAGATTATAAGTTTGCTCTGTCTTGTTATGATTCGCCTCATCGTAAATTCCCATCTTTAGCAGTATTTCAATAAAATCCCTGAGTACTGATCCTTTAATGCTGGGAAGGGATTGCCTAACGATTGAGAGTGTGTTGCCACGTTCTTGAAGTAGCTTAATGATAAACCACAGGATTATGTTGTATGTCTTGCCTGAGCGAGAACCGCCTTGCATGACAGTAACCCTTGCTTGTGATTTAGCAAGGATATCAAATACTTTGTTTGTTTGTATTTTAAGTGGTTGCCCCATTGATAATTTCTACAACTAACCCAGAAAGACTGCCTTCAATTGACTGCTCTACCCTTTTAACTGGTTCACCGAGGTAATACTTAGCAAATAGCTTTATTGCCTCCATGTCCTTTTCTTTTATCTTCTCACCCCATGCTTGAAATGCAATAGGCTCAAAAACAGATAGTTTTTCCATCTGCTCCTCTTCGCTCATTCTTTTCTTCCTGCCAGCGTTGGGTCTCTTTCCACCCCAGCCATTACTGTTCGCCATGATTTCCCTCTTGTTTATTCAAATTCAATATCACTTCCATATTGTGCGTAAAGCCTTTCTCATCCACCTCATTTCTCTCATAAATGCGAAAACGTACCCAACCTTCATTTGTTTGCAGAGTGTCAAGAAACGCCTTAAAATCATCTCTATTGACATTAAGTACAAATGAGCCGTCTTTTGACTTGCGGATGTAAAAGCCTTTTTTCATTTACAACAAAATTAGAAATAATACAAATAACCTAATGAAAAAATATTTCTGTACACAAAAACACGCAAAAACACAAATAGTGTGTACGTTGAAACCCTTATCCACATTGGTTTTTAGCCATTTTATACACAAATACACATAGTTTCTGTACACATTATTTATTCTTTTTCTTATAATAATAATATATTCTATATATCTTATAGTAATACACGTGTATATGTGTATATCCTTTACCAGACTGCGTTTCAGCGTACACAAGTATGTGTATTTGTGTGTACAAATCAGTGTTTTTTGGTGTAAACACCCCTTCCTTTGATAAAAAACAATGATTCAAAACTCTTGTTTCTTAGTGAAGATTCAAACTTTCTTGCTGGTAAATTAATTCTTTTGCATACTTCAATTGCTTCCTTCTTGGTAAAATCATCAGGAAGTGCATCATAAAGATTTTGTAATTCATCAGGTAATCCTGTTTCTGATTTCTTATACAAATCGCCAATAAGCCTAATGGTTGTTTCTGTGTAGTACGAATAAAGATCATGTGCAAGTTTAACAACCTCTTTAGTTATAACTGGATGTAAAGGATTTTGCATGATTGCAACTACTTGAGTAAGCCTTGAAATATAGTTAGACATCTTAGCATACGTACCAAGTATAAAACCATCTAAACGATTGGTAATCCGTTCGTTAGCTTGTTGTAACTGAAGTTTATAATTATTTCTATAAAGGTCTTTTGCATCATCGCTTATTTCTATTTTTATGGGTTGTGTATTACCCTCATTAAATCGTTTTGATACGTCATAAATCTTACCTATAAGATTTACCCAGTCTTGGTGTATTTCTCTTTTCTTGCTAAAAGGATCAGATTCTGTGTTAAGTAATTTGTAATCTGCTTCGCACATTAAAAAGCGTGACGCAAAGCCTGAATGTATCTTGTCTTGTGTAAATATCTTACTCAATCTTTCAGTCTGCGTACCCATTAATAGATTAATATTCATGTTTTTTACTACACGCTCTTTACTTCTATCTGCTCTTGATTGCACAAATCTGCCACCATTAAAAGCCTGGGTAAAAAAGGAAATACTGTTATTATCTTTCTTGTAGCTACCAGCGTTCATTATTTCCTCTGCCTCGTCAATATAAACACCTATACCAGCTTCCTGATCCATACAAAGCGATATGTATCCTTCAATAGAGCCATCCCTTAAAAAAGGTAGGTGTCTTTTTGGTGGTAATTCAAGAAATGGTTCTTTCTTTTTGAGTGCTTCCATTTTTCTTCCTTCCCATGCTTTGTAATCTCTTGAGAATTCTGCATCATTCTCTTTTACTATCCCTGCCATAGGGTTCTCACACATTACTTCATAAGCAGGTGATTTACCTACCGACATAGGAGCCACAAGGAAACAAAATAAGATATTTTTTCCGCCACCTATATCTGAAATGTAAGCAGAACCAGCAAGAGAAGAAACAACCCATAACCCTGCTGTTGCTAAGAATTCAGGTGACATTGAACGCTCATTTGATACTTCAATGAGTGATTTACGAATGTTTTCTGGGTATATCTCAAATGGAAATTTTATTTCACTTTGCTTTTTTACACCTATGTAATTTAATACTGCATCCCAATCACGATTAAGATAGTAATACAAAATAAACGATGGAGGGAGTGACCAAGTAGGGTATTCTTCTTTGTTGTGCCAATTTGGAAAATCAACCATAGAGGATGAAAATATAAGTACACGTTTTGCATTCATGTACACTTTTGCAGATATTCCTTTACTTTCAGAGCCTTTACGCCTATAAGCTGAGAATTTATCCTTTTTATTATACCTATAACCTGAAATTGGCACTAACCCAATTAGTTCAAGTAATAATTCAAATCCTTCGTCAGATATATTAGTATCATATTGCAAAAGTTCTTTTTCATATCCTAATGGGTAGGAAATAGCCTTTTTATTAGGATCATATTTAGGTTTGTATTCATTAAACCATTGTGAAACCTCTATTAGGTAATTATATTCATCATCAGTAAGTTCTTCTACATCTGACATTGATTGATGAACCTCTGTATAATTTGGGGTAGGAAATGTATAAACCAAAGGCCCGTTACAATAAACTGCAATAACTTCTGCACCTTCATCTGATTGTGCTAATTGAGTTTTATGTGGGAATTTAGCGTATTTCATCCATACATGGTACCCCCCACTGCGTGTTTTCTCAATAAACAATTTGCTTAATACTTCAGGCATATTGGCATTGACTATGTCCATCCATTGATTAAATAGTTGCTTATTCTTTGTATTCTTTAAGTCAAAGTCTAATGCGCCCCATCGATTGCCTGTTGATACCATAATTGCATTGTGATATTCAAACAATGGCAAATCTTCGCCTTTCCATTCCCTGTGGGATTTGGGATTATTTGTTATTACATCCCATTCTATTGGTATTACTTTTAAGCCTAATTCCTTGTACTGGTTGTAAATTTCTTGTAACATAGAAAAAAATGCCCCCGACAGATACCAGCTGCCGAGGGTTTTTGAAGTGGGTTACACTTGCAACCCTGTAACGCTGGTATTCATTACAGGGATGCTAAAATTAGGCTATTTATTTTTTAATATCTTACATAAATCTTCAAGCTGCATTGATATATCAGTAAATATTATATTCATCCAGCCTTCTCTTTCCTGGCTAAATTCACTTGCAATTAAATCTAAAGATTCAGCATTCATTATTTGTAATGCTATTTTTAAAGCATCCTTTTTATTTTCAACAGGAAAATCTTGTTGTACTTGCTGAGTTAAATCTAATACATACTTGTAAAAATCGTCTCTCATATTATTTTATTTATTGTGAATTGATGAATGGCATTTGCTACATACTGAAATTAAATCCGATGTTAATTCATTGTATTTACGATCATAGGTAATGTGATGAACTTCAGTAGCTTTTGCAGTTAAACACATTTGGCATAAATACTTATCTCTTTCTTTTACAAGTAATGCTTTTGCTTTCCATTGTGATGTTTGTAGATATTTCTCATATTTTAAACGCTCTTTTAATTGCAAATACTGTCTAAAATCTTGAGTATACTCATTGCAATATTTTCTGCATTCATCATGTGCATCTGATCTGATTTGCTGATAAACTAATTGTTGCTCATATTTTAAATATGGTAATTTATTAAAATCATCACCTTTTGGTAATGCCGTTCCAATTAATGATTTACAATTTTTGCAACCTTTTCTTCTTTGCCATTTCCCATTTGATGTTTCACTTCGTAATTCAACCAATTCTTGGTTGTTGCAACAATGAGGATAATTCTGTTTTATTCCAGAATTACCGCATGATTCACATTTCCAAATTGTGTAAAACTTAATATCCTCAAATACTAAGTTTTCATTTTTGCAGATGTAACAATTTTGCATAATAAAAAAACCTGAAGGTTTGACGCTGGTTGAAGTGAGTGCGCTTGCACCCGACAGCATCGCCCCTTCAGGCGTTAAATTATTTTGTTTTATCAGACTTCAACCTCTGACATTACAAAGATACCAAATAATCAAAGAGCATAAAAAACTCCTCAGGATTGTGTATAAATTCATACACACCTCCAGCGCGTCTTTCACGTTCCTGTTCTTCTATCTGCTCTGGTCTTGGTTTATCATGACCTACTTTAATTTCAATCATGGCTGATCTTCCTTTAATAGTCAATGAAATATCAGCAGTTCCTTTTCTTGTACTTGATGGAATCCATTTGCCTTTAATTTGCCTTCCAGATACGTTTATGCGAGTTGCTCTATATCCTTCCCATTTTACATAATTGCAAATAAAGGTAGTAAGTCCATTTGCCGTTTCAATCTTTGGCATCTTTGGTTCTAAGTAATACCCATCTTTGTAAGCATGAGGGTACTCCTCTTTGAACCACTTTTCGTGTGCTTGTTGGTATCTATCTTTGATGTTCATGTATCATTATTTTTACAGTTCTACCTTCAAGTATCGCATCAATAGCATCTTCAATATCACATCTATAATCCGCAGGAATCAGAGGTATTTTCTCCCTTAATCCTTCAAGTGCAAACATATCTGATTTGAGTTCTTTGTCTATTCCATCCCTTACCTCATCAGGGAATAAAGGATTAGTCTTGAAGTCTCTAAGAATCCATTGCAGATGCTTTTCATAGTTCTTAAAGATCTTCGCTGCGTTTCCTTTTGATGCTCTTTGAATATCTTGAGCGAATTCGATTGCCAGCTTAATGTGCTGGATTGTGGACATTATTGAGGATTTCATTAGAATAGTTTAGTTTGTTTTAGGTATGGCTCAATATTAGAATTACAAATCTTTATGTATTCTTCAGACATTTCAGAACCTATAAAATTACGGTTTGCTCTCAAAGCAGCCACAGCAGTAGTACCTGTTCCCATAAATGGATCATAAATTACACCATCTTCAGGGCAGCCAGCAAGTATTGGTTTTTTAATTAAATCAGTATTATACGATGCGTAATGGCTTGATGAAGATGGTTTAGTCTGAACATCCCAAAAATCAGAAACAGAGCCTGGGTTTTTGCCTAATGGATTGCACATTTCACCAGCTTCATATGTTCTACTAACTGCTGCAAATCCTTCAGCATATTTTGCTTTTCTCCCGTAATTATCTCTGACTAAGCTAACTTGCTTGTGCTTTTCTCTTATAGAATCTAAATCAAAGTAGTACTTTTCTGATTTTACCATAAAGAAAATGTATTCATGTTTTTTCGTAAATCTATCAGTTACGGGTTCAGGCATTCCATTACGTTTTGCCCATATAATATCGTTACGCAATATCCAACCTCTATCTATGCAACCTATTGCAAAACGATGTGGTAATAAAACTAAACACTTATTTGGATATCCTTTTTGACCACCTCTGCCAGCCTTGGTACCTTTTGCAACTATTGGCTGGTCGTTATATTTATTTGCTCTATTACCTGCCCAGCCTGTATTATTGTAACTATCCCCCAAATTAACCCAACAAGTACCTTCATCTTTCAATACTCTGTAAATCTCATCCATTAGCAGCCAAAGATGCTCAAGGTATTCGTGAAATGTAGGCTCTAATCCCCATTGCCCATCGTAACCATAATCTCTTAATTGCCAATAAGGAGGCGATGTAATTACGCAGTCTATTGATTTGTCTTGCATACGTTTTAATGTATCAAGACATGGTTCATTAAATATTTTGTTAATCATGTTGTGTTGCATTGTATTTTGAAAAATTACCCCCAATGTAGAAACACGAGGGGGAAGGATTGCTCAAATTCAGAACGGGAGATCATTTTTAGGTTCTTCCTTAGGAGTAAATTCCACCGCCTTACCATTGCCAACATAATGTTTATCAGCAGATGCTATACGCTGTTCCTTTGTCTTGTTAACGTAAACAGTATGCGTATTATCATACTTGTCTTTTTCTTTTCTGTCTGCAACTGTCAGGCTGCAGTACCATTTGCCGTTTTCTGACTTTTTTCTTGCCCATTCTGGGATGTCGGATAGGCAGATGCTAATGTTAATAAGTGCCATTTGTTATGGATTTAGTGATTAATAAATTTCTTTCGGTACCCCAAGTCGAAGGATTTGAGCCTCCCACCATGAAGTATCCTTTGTAATCATTTTCTTTTCTATCTTATGTGTCTTTGGGCATATACGAATTATCATGCCATAGTCACA